TTTTACTTCGAAAAGTAAAATTCAAGAACTAAGGGCAAAAGCGACTTAGCGGTTAAACAAATGTCTGTATCGTGTATCCAAACTATTCACAGCTAAAAACCGATTCAACCGTGAGGCTCTGTAGGGAGGGTCAACCCTGTATCTGACGTTTAATTTAAGGAACCGTCAGCCTAAAGCCCAAACATTGTTTGCAATAAGAAGAAAGGTGGGGTGTTGACGCTATAGGAGTCCATAGCTATAATTACCTTTCTTCTTGCTCGCACATGAAGTATACGCCCCCCCCAGGCGTAAAGTAAAGCCCTCCCGTAAAACGGAGGGTTTTTTTATCTCTCACAAAGTTTACAGAACTCATCCACGGTCAGTTCAAATATCTCGCATAACCCTTGCACCGTATGTAGCTTCATATTCTCCTGTTTGCGCCACTGAAACACTCTCTGACGGCTTACACCCATTAAGCCAGCTAACTTACTGCTGTTAACGTTATTAAGCTCCTGGGCTACTCTGAGGCTCTTTCCTGCATTTGTCATCTTTATCACCTGTGGTATTATTGGGGAGCAAGGTATTCCCCTGCCTTGTTTTCTCCTATGGTTTGCCCCTCGAAGCTCTGGCCTAGAGGGGCTTTTTTATATCAGAACGGAATATCGGTATCAAAGTCTTCAACAGTCGGCTGGCTCTGTTGCTGCTGCGCTTGTGGCTGTGGTGCTCCAACGGTAGCCATATAGCCTAACTTAGCATCAAGAATAGAGATGCTATGTACTGGCCCTTTACTGCTTTCAAAGGTCTTGATCTGACAGCCTGTACCGCTTATCTCAATTACTGAACCCTCGACCAGCGCGCTAGAATAAAAATCAGCCTGCTTACCTTCTTTGGCAAAGATTACGGCTTCATAATTTGTATACTCTTGCGACTTAGTCTCCCTGTTGTAGAACCTAACTCCCAACCGAACTCCGAAACCCTTACTGTCGCCAGCTTGGAATTGATTAGCTGCTTTGTTTAGCTTTCCTGTAATGCTTATGCTCATTGGTATTTCTCCACTTGGTTTTTAATTTCAGTTACAGCGGCTTTAACTTCTGCCGCCAATTTATCAATAAACTCATCGTTACGCTCAACCCTGACTAAAACGTGCTTTGCCATTGTTGGATGATAGGCAAACGCATCCCACCAGGCGCGCCCTGTTAGCCATATGCAGCCCTGTATCTGCTGGTAGTACGCTGTTACCAGTGAGGCGGGTTTTTCGTAGTAGCCGACCATTGTGGCTGCTGCTGGGCATTTAATCTCAACACCTCCATCAGTTCCTATCAGCCCATCAGGTGAACAGCCATACTCGAAGCTTTTGTGAACAATAAAACCCACCTCAAGAACCTCGCTATCCGTTATAAACTCATACGCAGACCTTGCCTCTGGCTCAAGCAAAGTGCCTCTTGCCATATGGTCGTTAGTGTAAAAGCTTGTAACCTCACCCGATAGGCGCTCAGCTACTAGGTCGGTTATGTATTTACCTGCAGACTTTGAAGGATCGCCCTTGGTGGTTATCAGCTTAGAAAAGTTGCTGGCTGAAGGCTTACCCAGTCTAGCGGCAAGCCATTCATCAGAACCCTGCTCCATATCTAAAATAATCATTTTTTCTTAGCCTCTAGCGCGTCAACTGCGCGATCAAAGTGCGTAGCCAGTAAGTCATCAACGGTTTTGCACTTAAAGGCTTTGCAGAACTTGTCGTAATCGCTTTTGGTTTCTGTGACGAGGTCGCGGATAATTATGCCTTGCTCCCATGTAATCTTCTTTTTATCGTCCCCGCGTATCATTGCTGATTCTGCATCGTCATCCGCTACTGGAATGCCAGCCATTGACTGTAAAGCGTACCGCCTTGCGTACGTTATAGCCGCGCCTGCTGCTTGTGGGTCTTTCTTAACGGTCGGCAAGGTGTAATCCATCTCAAGCCACTGGCCCGACTTATGCATTAGCCTAGTTTCTACGCCAATCCTATCCTCAAAGTTAATGGGAAATTGTGTATAGCTTAGGCCGTTGTCAGAAAATGGCTGCTTAATCGCCTTGATAACTGACGTTAGATCTGCATAGCTTGATTTAAAGAAAGGGTTAGATGAGTCCTTAACCGCCCCACCCATCTCGCCTTGAGCCTTGCATAGAGCTGCTGCCAGCTCATTGATTGATTCTGATGATTTCATTCTTCTGCCCCTTGGCTTTGCTCGTTCTGATACTTGTCGCCGTATCCGTCATAGTAAGATTGATCCTGCCCCTTCATTGGCTCGTTGCCCACGGCGCAATCAAGCTCGCCAAGAACATAAGCATAAATTTTGTTAAACTCCATAGCCTTCCCTTGTTCTGCTGAATGAAGTGTTACTATGCCTGCTTCTCTTTACAATGTAAAGCATTTTAATACATATCGTTAAATTAAAGGCAAAAAAAAGCCCCAACACACGCCAATGTGTTGGGGGTCTTGGTTTGATAGAAGTTGTTTGCAGCAACCGTTATCAAGAATATGAAAACCTGCACGATAATCATATAACTTACAAAGCTAGAACCGTTTAACCACTAAGAAAAACTGCATCAGCCATAAGATTGTAATACCTAACTGCGCTCAATGTAAAGTATTAGAAACAAAAAAGCCCCGATTAAGGGGCTGCTAGTCTTGTCGGGTAATTAGTATGACCAAAGCGCAGGGCTAGGAAAGCCGTCCTCTTCGGTGCAAACGTCTAGGTGTATAAATCTACCGCCGCCTGTTTGCTTAATTCCTATTCTATTAATGCCATTCGCCTGAGACACCCTAATCACTTCTAACGCCTTTTCTCCTGAGCACAACACATCGACCGCCTTACCGTAAGCGTGAGCGCCTAGAGCTTCTTTGCGGGCTTCTATTGGGTGTAGTGGGCACCTGTAAGCAGACGAGATAGCAAGCGGGAACCCGCACTCTTCACGGATAGCATTTAGGGTCGCCAAAAACCCCAGATCAAATTCGATTGTATTGCAGCCGCATTTGCAGGCCAGCTCTTTTGATCTGAAGTAGCCTTCTTGTTTTTTCTTCGTAGCTTTAGCCATTATTTGCCCTTCCCTTTTACTCTTTCAACAGTTCTAAGTGAGCCTAGCCCAAGCATCCCCATTAATACAGGTAACATTGTAGCGGTATCGGCTTGCGGTATGTCCACGCCAAAGCCTGCTAGTAGCGGGGAAACTAAGAAGTTAACTCCAAAGCCTAATACGCAAACCCAGCCTGTAGCGGGTCGCCATCCAGATTGAAACCAGTTGCCTTTAGCGTCTTCGGTATTGAGTTTAATTTGAGCCATTGCAGTTTCTTGCGCATATTTCTGTGACATTGTTGCAATTTCATGCGCTATTTTCTGTTTTGTGTCTGCATCAGGAATGAATTTATCTAGCAAGCTGGCTACTGGCGCTATAAGACTACTTAACATCTCGGTTACTCCATCCTCTGACTGTATCCGACTCCCATATTCTTACAGCAAACCATATAATCGCAAACAAGCTAGAAACTGGTGGAAGCCATGCAGCCATTGCTAGTAAAGCGGTTGATCCTGCGGCTACATCTAAAACTTCTTTGCTTGATTCAATCATATTAAGGCCGTAAGTTAAGTTAGGAATGAATTATCCTACATTGTAACTGCTTTGATCATTAGGTACAAAACATACCCCATTCCACCAATTACAGCAAAAGAAACGCTATTCCAGGCGAACGCTTTACGTTTTCGAGCCTGAGCGTATACGGTCCTTTCTCTCTGATCCCTGATCTTTCTGCGCATATCTAGCAGCTCTTGGTAAGCCGTTGCGCCGTAGGAGTACATAAGCAGTTCACGGAGGTCTTTTTCTTGCTGCTGTATCTTCTTGTTATTGGCAAACATCTCCATAGCCTCTTGCTCTATAGACTTGGATGCCACTAACCTTTTAAACAGTGGAGGGTTTTCTGCTTGCCTTTTCGCCTCGTTGAAATCACTAACAGCGCCGTACCACTTGCCAACCTGACCAAGAGTGTTTTCGATTTCTTGGCCAGCGGATACCATCTTTTGTACCATTTTAAAGGCACTGGTAGCCATGGCAACGGCGCTGATAGGGTCAATCATAGTGTTAGCTCTCTTCGGTTACTTCAGCCTCTAATTCAGCAACTAGCATCGTAACAAAGGCATCTTTACCTACTGACAATTGATCAAGGTTAAACTGCGTAGACTTAATCTTACGATCTAAATCATTACAGTGATTAACCATAGCCTGTTGCTGCGGGGTCATATCTTCGTAAGTGTATTCAACGTCATTTACTACAATGGGAGTTGTTTTTTTCTCGCCCATGTTTTTATCTCCTTCGGGTTATTGTTTGGCTTTATTGCCAAGGAACGCGAATTGCTCTAAAAGTTTATAAGCCTTAGCAACAAACGCATCGTCTTTCGGGGTGTCTGTATAGTTGCATACAACGCTAGCAATTGACACCAGCGAGGTTGCAAGAACATACAGATCTAACAAGTAGCCCATCACCAAGGTACGCCAGCGGCTGTTGCTGGTGCTTTAGACTCTTCGATCTGAGCAGCAATGCTAGACTCAAGAGCTTCAACAGCCTCTTCGCCCATAGATGCTTTGACCCATTCAACAGCCTGAGCTTCAGTG